GATACCAGCCCATCACGCTGCCATCCGGTCAGGTTGGTGTCCGTGTGCTAGTAGACAAAGGTGGCAAAAAGACGGCAGAACGCCTCTCTGGCGCGCTGCAACAAGGCGGCAAACTTGATAGCATTCTGCAGTCACTGCCTTTTGACGTTGAATCGCAGATCGCAGAAGCTGAAATATCGAAAGCAAGGAATGATTGGAAGGAGAACCCGGATGGGCAAGCATACGTTCAAAGGATTCGTGAAATCACAGGATCAGATCCATCAGCCCGTCTCGGTGCTGCTGGATCACAACTTGCGGAAGAACTCGAAGGCCTCCTCGACGAAGCCTACGCCAAGCAAGGGCGATCATGGCGGCCCGAAGGGGAAAGCAAAGTAACCAAGGCCAAGAAAGTGCGCGGTAAAGCCGCGCCCATGCCCGAGCCTACCGCTGGCATGGCCTCCGGTGGTATTGTTGACCGCGCCTTGAGAGTGGCTTCACAAGCTCGGAGACAATGATGGCCGGATTGCTCGTTCCACCCGATATGCAGCAATACTACGGTATTGATGCCACCGGGAATCCCACCGGGGTATCTAACCCGGCTCAACCCACAATACCTCCTGCCTCTACTCCGACTGCGACCGGCAAAGGGCCGGGCGCCGCAACAGGTAAAGGCCCGGTGCCCGGCGCGATGAATATGCCGGGAGCGCAATATGCCCAAGGGCGCCCGGGCGATCCGAATTTCTTTCAGCAAGATCCGATGGCCTCTCGAGGCGTTCAATCAATGGGTCTTGCGAATCCCTTCTACATGGCTAATGTCGCCGATTTGGCTCGCCCTCAGATGGCAGGCCAAGCTTCGTACATGCGGCAGATGGCCGGTCTCGGCCAACAACCGATGGCACAAGCTCCGACCGTCTCTCCGATGCCTCCTGCGCAATTTCCGCAGCAACCGCCACCGGCTACTTTTGGTGGCATGCCTCCGCCAGCAACCGGCAAGGGTTCTTTGCCAGCCACTGGCAAGATGCCTCAATCGGGCGGCTCTACGGCGCCGGTCGCGGGCGGCAAGATGCCCTCATCCGGCGGCAGCACGACGCCAGAAACGGGCGGCGGGTACATGCCTCCGCAAACTCCGACTACAGGGGATACAGTCACGCCGGCCGTTATGCCCACCCAGCCCGAATCAAACGTTCAAACGGCCGTGGGCGGTGGTGGCAGCGCGCAGACTGAAGGCCCGGTAATGGATAAGCAAAGCGGCGGCAGCACTTTTGGTTTTGATTCTGCCGATGTTCGCAGCGCCCAAGATGAGATGATTCGGCGCGCAATTGACGCTGCGGTGCAAGTAGGTCCAAAATCCTGACACCGGGACGCCGGTTGCACTCCATGGAGAACCAAAATGTCTAAGCTTGCAAAGTCGGCCCGGAAGGCAATGAAAGAAAAAGCCGCCCGGCTCGCCAAAACTGATCCGAAGGCGAAAGTTGATGCGTCAGAGTACACGCCTCCTGACGCGCTTGATGCGGATGTAAAGACGGGCGCTCGCCCGATTCAGCCGCGCCTCTACAAGCGCGGCGGAAAGCTCGTTCGCATGAGCGGTGGTCAATGCGCCCCGCGTGCGGATCGCAAGAAGCGCAAGAGCGGCGGTAACGCGCTCGCAACCCCGAACAACATCATCAACCGAAATGTCCGCGAGGCGAATGAAGAGCGCGAAGGCGTGAAGCATCGCGGCGGTTTTAAGAAAGGCGGCCGTGTCCACAAAATGGGCGGCGGATATGCCGAGGGCGGTAAACCGTCCGATGAGTCATACGTGCCTCGTAAGTTTCTTGACCAAATGAAAAAGGGCGGGGCCGTAAAGCACGCCGACAAAAAAGCCGATACGGCGCAGATCAAAGAGGCGTTGCACAAACATGAAAAGCAAAAGCACCCGGGCAGCAAGCTCACGAAGCTCGCGAAAGGCGGCTCCACGAGCCTCGACGGCTCCTACCAAGGCACCCGCCCCAAAGGTGGTCGGATTGCGCGCAAAAGTGGCGGCCGCGCTGGCAAAGGCAAAGTCAACGTCAATATCATTATTGACAAGGGCGGTAGCCAAGGTGCGGGACTTGCTCCACCGATGGGTGGCCTTCCTCCGCCGATGATGCCACCTCCGGGCGGCCCGCCGGGCTTGCCTCCGGGCATGATGCCTCCGGGCGGTCCTCCGGGTATGCCTCCGGGCATGCCGATGCCGCGCCGTAGCGGTGGCCGCGCTGTTCGCAAGGAAGGCGGCCGATTGCAGGGTGTCGACAAGCCGGGCAAGGTAGGTCATCGCTCCTATCGCTCGACAAGCGATATGGATGCAGGCTCGTTAAGCGGTCTTGGTCGTCTTGAGAAGGCCAAGATCTACGGGAAGCAGAAATGATGTAGACATGGCGGGCGGTTAGCAGATACGCTGACCGCCCGCTTTTTATTGGGATTGTTATGCTGACCTACAATAATTTATTTGAAATTGAACTGAAAAAATTGATACAGGAAGAAATTGATCGGATTACTGAGAACCTTCAGGCCGGACTTTCAGTTACTGATTACTGCGAATACAAGCGTCTAGTCGGAAGAATTTCCGGCTTGAAGCTTGCTATGGAACTCTGCGAAGAAGCGCAGAACAATGTTATTCAACGGTGAATGGAGAAAATATGTCGTACGCAATGCAACATGATGTTGACCCGAAGGATGATCTGCTGAAAAAGCTTGGAAACATTAAAGATATCGAGATCTTTCACAACCAGCTTCTTTGCGCCGTGTATATCCGACCCGAAAAAACTAAGTCTGGCATTGTTTTGCCGGGCCAGCATCGAGATGAAGACCGCTTTCAGGGCAAAGTTGGCCTTGTTATCAAGAAGGGTCCTGATGCTTTTGTCGATGCAAATGATCATTGGTTCAAAGATTTGAACGTTAATGTGAATGATTGGGTCGTTTTTAGGCCATCTGATGGCTGGAGCGTCACGATCAATAACGTTTTGTGCAGAATTTTGGACGATGTAAACGTCCGTGGCCGCGTAAAACACCCTGATCAAGTCTGGTAAGGAGAATTTCAATGGCAAACGAATCTGAACAAATCGAAATTGAACTTGAAGGCGTTGGCAAAGGCGACAAAACAGAAGAAAAAGACGACGTTAAAGTCGTTCATGCCGAAGAATCGTCAAGCAAAACCGAAATTGCAGGCGAAGAAGGCGTCGAAGAGTTAAAGCGACGTCTCGAAGAAGAGCGTCGACTACGTGTAGAGGCTGAAAAACGTGCTCGAGAGTATGCGCAGCGCGAAACTTCGGCCCGAAACGAGGTTCAAGACAGCAATTTGACGTTGGTAACCAACGCCATCGAGACTGTGAAGCAAAATAACTCGATTTTGAAAGCAAATTACCGCGATGCGATGTCTGTTGGTGACTTCGACAAGGCTGCGGAGATTCAAGAAGCTCTTTCCTCGAACTCTGCAAAGCTTTTGCAGCTTGAACAGGGCAAACAAGCTCTTGAGAGCATGCCGAAGCACCAGCCAGAGGTGCCCGCTGATCCTGTGGAGGCTCTGGCATCGCAACTTTCGCCTCGTTCTGCAGATTGGATCCGCCGAAACCCGCAATGCGCCACGGATCAGCGTCTTTTTCAGAAGATGTTGGCTGCGCATAACCTTGCGATGGCTGATGGCATCGTCCCGGATAGCGACGAATACTTTGAATTTGTCGAAAGCACGATCAATCTCAGAAAAGCGCCGGCAAGAAAAGCCGATCCCGTGGCAGACGAAGATCCGATGGCTGCAGCGGCAAAACCTACTCAGCGGCGTACGTCGCCGCCCGCAGCACCTGTCACCAGAGGCGAAAATCGGTCAAATGTCGTTCGTTTGACGTCGCAAGAAAGAGAAATGGCGCAGATGATGGGAATGACTGACAAAGAATATGCAACCCACAAGCTTGCGCTTCAAAAAGCAGGCAAGATGAATTAACAGGAGATTTCATCATGAATGATCAAATTAAAAGAGTTCGGCCTAAGGTGAGCAAGTTTCGTGAGGCTGCTCAAAAGATAAAAGAGGATGCTGCTGTTCAGGCTGCTGCAGAGGAAGAGACTTTTGACGAAGAAGTAGCGCGGGATGATGTCGGCTTGCGCCGCACTGAGATGCGTCCTCCGATGCGAGAAGAGGACCCGCGCACTCGAGCGGCCCGCCGTGCAGAAGAGATCCGCAATCACACGGGCGGCCTTGATGATGGAACCGATGACTTTTACATCGATCCTCGAGACATTCCGCCGGGTTGGTCCTACGAATGGAAGCGCAAGACCGTGCTAGGTCAAGAAGATCCGGCTTATATGGTCAGCTTGGCCCGCAAGGGGTGGGAGCCCGTGCCGGCTTCTCGCCATCCGCACATGATGCCGGAAGGCTGGACCGCGACCGCTACCATCGAGCGCAAGGGCTTGATCCTGATGGAGCGTCCGCTCGAGCTTACCGAGGAGCAGCGTGAGATTGATCGACGGGCTGCTATCAATCAAGTCCGGCAGAAAGAGCAACAACTTGCTGCCGCTCCGGCGGGCACTTTTGACCGAAACAACAAGGATTCGTCCTTGGTTAAAGTCAAAAAGTCCTACGAATCGATCCCGATTCCAAAGGACTAACCCTAGAGAAACTGAAGGCGCCGCAAGGCGCCTTTTTTTTGCCTTGTTGACTTTCGATAGATGCGGGCGTTATCTTCCGGCCATCGCCTCCCCCGGTGGGAGGTTTTTGCAAAACCCGGCCTAGTCGCCCCGGCGTGCGATGATGGCTTCTCGATAAGGAGAACCCGTCATGGCGAATATTTTCGCGCCTTTCGGATTTCGACAGTATTCGGGCACCGGCTCTGCTCCGACTTACGAGCAAGTCGCATCGTTCTGTGCTTATGACACGGCTGCGATGTATTTCGGCGACCCGATTTTCCGTGATGGCACAACCGGTGGTGTTAAACCTGACACTCCGGGGACCGGCATTCTTGCCGGTGTTTTCGTTGGTTGTAAGTATCTCTCGGTTTCTCAGAAGCGCACCGTATGGAGCAACTTCTGGGGCGCCGCCGATGTCGCCTCAGGCAACCTCGTTGAGGTCTATTTGATCAACGATCCCAACGCCAAGTTCCTTGCGCAGGTCGGCGGTTCGACCAGTGTCGGCGCTACGGCTGCCGAAATTGGCTCGAACGTGCAGTTTGCTTACGGCACTCCAAATGCCAACACGGGCATTTCGGGCGCTTTTGTAAACATTGCTGTAACACCAACCACTACGGCCACTTTGCCGTTTAAGCTGGTGAGCCTTGTCACCAACCCGCCGGGCTCGCCCGGGACGGAAGCTGGCGTGTACAACTACGTAGTTGTCGCGTTCAACAACGTCGAAACCAAGACCCTCACGGGTCTGTAATAGGAGTAAGGAAAAATGGCAGTCAATCTTAGTGCTATTAAGGACCTTCTCCTCCCGGGCCTCCGTGGAATTGAAGGCAAGTACGAGATGATCCCATCTCAGTACGACAAGATCTTCACCAAGCATGATTCGAAGCTGGCTCTCGAGCGCACCGCCGAAATGCGGTACCTCGGCCTCGCTCAGTTGAAGACTGAGGGTGGTCAGACGTCCTTCGATAACAGCGCCGGTGAGCGTTTTGTCTACAACCAAGAGCACAATGAAATCGCTCTCGGTTATGCGATCACTCGCAAAGCAATCGACGACAACCTCTACAAAACGCAGTTCCATCCGTCGAACCTCGGTCTGATCGAGTCTTTCCAGCAGACCAAGGAAATCTACGGCGCGAACATCCTCAACACTGCGCAGACCTACAACTCGGCAATCGGTGGTGACGGCGTTTCGCTCGTCAGCACTTCGCACCCGATTGATGGTGGCACCGTGGGCAACCGGCCTGCAGTGGATGCTGACCTGAACGAAAGCTCGCTGCTGAACGCGATGATCGCGATCCGTACGAACTTCCGCGATCAGGCTGGCTTGAAGGTGTTTGCTCGCGGTCGCAAGTTGATCGTGCCGCCCGCCCTCGAACCTACCGCCATTCGCTTGACGAAGACGGAGCTTCGACCGGGTACCGCGAACAACGACGTGAACGCGATCCTGACGACTGCAGGCGGCTTGCCTGAGGGCTACATGGTCAACGACTTCTTGACCTCGGCCCGGGCTTGGTTCCTGCTGACCAACATCGATGGTCTGTCGTACATGGAGCGCGTAAGCTTCGAGACCGACATGCAGGTGGACTTCGTCACCGACAACTTGTTGGTCAAGGGCTACGAGCGTTACTCGTTCGGCTACTACAACTGGCGCTCGATCTTCGGATCGCTGCCCACGTAAAGGAGAACCATTATGGGTATCACTAATCTGAGCGGCCTCGAAGTCGCAGGCGTACCCACAATGGGCATGGCGGGTGCTCCGCTGTTCTCGGGTAACTGGTATTTCGTTGACTACGTCAACGGAAACGACGGTAACTCGGGCGCGGCGGACGAGCCTCTGAAGACGATCTATGCGGCTCACGATTTGATGCAGGCAGGCAATAACGATGTCTGCGTCATTGTGGGCGATGGAACGACTGCAGGGACTCAACGCCTCTCCATTGCGAACGCACAGGTCGGCGATCCGGCCGCGTCGACGGGAACGCTGAATTGGAGCAAGGATGCATGCCATCTCATTGGCATGACTGCTCCGACCGGCATCTCGCCTCGCGCTCGTCTTGCTCCTGAAACCGCCGCCACGCTGACCACTTTCGGTTCGGGAACGCTGGTGAACGTAACGGCCAGTGGCTGCTACTTCGCCAACTTCCAAGCCTTTAGCGGGTACGCGACCGGCGGTAACAACCAGATCTGCTGGAACGATTCCGGTGATCGTAACTTCTACAATGCCGTGCATTTTGCCGGCGCGGGAGATACGGCCTCGGCTCAATCGACCTCCAGTCGTTCACTGGTGTTGGATGGCGGCAGCGAAAGCACCTTCGTCAATTGCACCTTCGGCGTCGACACGGTCCAAAAGACGGTCGCAAACTCGATCATCGAATTTAAGTCGGGCGCGGCCCGCAATAAGTTCGTGAGTTGCGATTTCATTTGGTGGACCAGCAGCGCGACGACGTTGGTTGCTACGGCGGCGGCCGCTTCTGCGATTGACCGTTGGACCAAGTTTGACAACTGCGCCTTCATGGGCTTTGGCACCGCTCTGACGGGTATCGCCTCTTTGGCGGCCTCGGCAGGCGGTTATCTGCTTGTGAAGAACAGCACGTTGGTTTCTGGCGCCTCCACCAATTGGGGTGCTGATGCCACGTCGCTTGGTCAAATGTGGGTCGATGGTGGAGCACCGACTGCGGGCGCAACCGGCATTGCCG